CGAGTCAATCCTCTTGATCCCGAGTCGGGGACTCGTGAGATGCGTGACCGTGCAACACGCGCGGTCGAGCTGGCACATTTCCCACACCCGGAGATCGACGAGGACAAGGCTCGCGCGCACGTTCTGCGTTTGCTGCGGCGCGCGGACGAGGAAGAGATCGAGTTGGGGCCGCTGGCCCGGCGAATTCTCACCACGGGTAATCCGGCCTATCGGCGTGCATTCGCAAAGATGATGGGTTCGTTGCTGCGCGGCATGGGCGGCATTGCCAACCTGTCATTGGAAGAGCAGCGTGCAGTTGACGCTGTTCGTGCAATGGCCGTGGGTACTGGTAACCTTGGTGGTTTCGCGGTGCCGTACACGCTCGACCCGACCCTGATCCCGTCGTCCAACTGGAGCGTCAACCCGTTCCGTGCAGTCTGCCGTACAGAGCAGATTACCGGTAACGAATGGCGCGCGGTCACGACACCGGGTACGTCTGCTGACTACGCTTCGGAAGCGACAGAGGCGTCGGACAACTCGCCGACCACTCTGACGCAGCCGACGCTGCTCATGCAGCGTGCGCAGTGCTTCGTGCCAGTCTCCATCGAACTGACGCAGGATTGGGGTGCGATCCAGTCTGAATTGGCGCAGGTGATTTCTGACGCCAAGGATGACCTGGAGGCTTCTCGATTCACGACTGGTTCGGGTACCGGTATGCCGATGGGCTTGCTCACGGGTGCCACGTCGGGGACCAACGTTGCCACGTCGGGCTCGTTCGTGATCGGTGACCTCTACAAGCTGGAAGAGGCTGTGCCTCCGCGATTCCGGCCGCGTTCGGTTGTTCTCGGCAACCGTAACGTGTTCAACAAGATTCGTCAGTTCGACACGTCCGGTGGTGCCGGAATCTGGATTCAGAATCTCCAGATGGGGATTCAGAATAATCCTCCGACGCCGGGGACAACCGGGTGGAACGTGCTCGGTTACCCCGCGTATGAGGACACGGCGATGGCCGTGCAGGCGTCCGGTAACAAGCTGCTCGTGATGGGCGATCCTCGTTACTACGTGGTCGTGGATCGCATCGGTATGGACATCGAAGTGATCCCGCATCTCTTCGGTGTTTCCAACCGGCCGACCGGGCAGCGCGGGTTCTACGCCTTCTGGCGTAACAACGGGACGGTCCTGCACGCGAACGCCTTTCGCGTTCTCAATGGCTAAGAGGGAGGTGAGCTGCTAATGACTCGCTGGCATGGGCGTTTCGGCAAGGTCTACATGCAGCTCGCCTCCAATGACACGGAGGCGCAGGCGGTTGCCTTCCTCAATGCCTGGGAGATCAACGCGAACACCGATAAGGAAGACGTGACGTGCTTCAATGACCCGAACAAAATTTACGTGGTCGGGCTCCCGGACGCGAGCGGTTCCTTTGGCGGGTTCTACGATGATCAGACCGTGCAGACCTACGCTGCTGCGTCGGACGGCATTCAGCGCAAGTTCTATCTCTACCCAACTTCTACGACATCCGCGAACTATTGGTATGGCTACATCTTCCCGGACTTCAAGGCGTCCGGTAAGGTGGATGGCCCGGTCGAGATTTCGTCCGAGTGGAATGCCGCTTCGGCGATTATCAAGAAGCCGTAAGGGGGAGACATGGCACGTTACAACGCGGCAATTCTCTCCGCAGCGGCCTTGGGTGTCGATGGTGCGGCGGCAACGATTGTGCCAGGTGCAGCGGTTCGATTCAAGTTGCGTCGTGTGACGCTCGGAATTGCTGTGACATCGGGTTCGATTCAGTCGCAGCAGGTTGTGGTTGGTATTAACCGGGGGACTGCTCGGGGAACACAGACCACGAACGTTGCCGGCTCGAAGATGGACCCGACATCGGCCGCGTCAGGAATTACTGGCGTGGACTCGGCATGGTCCGTGCAGCCAACGCTCGGTGCAACCGCGACCGACGTTTTCAAGGTGGCATTCAACACGCAGTCTGGTGCTGACTTGCCTTGGGAGCAATTGGAGGAATTCTTCTCCGATGTTGGTACGGCCAACGTGATCGGGATCGTCAACCGCGTGACAGCACTGCCCGCAAACCACCAGCTTTCTGTGGCGGTGGAGTGGGAAGAGTAACGGGGCCTGGTCGCCCTGTCGGGACCGGAGGGTGTAGAATCCCTCCGGTCCTGCTTATCCCTAGGAGATGAGTCATGGCACGCAAAGGTACGGGCAAGGTATTCGTTGCAACCGAATCCGGGTCAGCGAATATCGACGGCGAGTATTACGCCTTTCACAAGGACATCACTCGGGTTCGGGAAGGGCACCCGCTGTTGCAGCGGTACCCGGATTACTTCGGCGAGGTCGATGATCACGTCGATTTTGAATGGGAGACTGCGACTGCGGCTCCTGACGAGAAGCGTGGTGCTGTTCCTCCGAAGAGGTGACAATTGACTGACCGGGTTTCGGTTGCCTACGTTCATAGTGAGGAAGTCGCTTACTCCTGGTTTCGTAGTGTAACCGGATTGGTGACTTGGGATCGGGCACACAATCGCAACGTTGTTGACAACGAATTCATCGACATTCAGTATTCCTCTGGCGGTCTTGCGGAAGCGAGGAATCGAGCAGTCGAAGAGTTCCTTGACAAGACGCACAGCGATTGGTTGTTTTGGATCGACACAGATATGGGCTTCGAGCCTGACATCGTAGATCGTCTGCTCGACGTGGCTGATCCCAAGGAACGGCCGATCGTTGGCGCACTCGCGTTCGCGTTCGTGGCGAATGAACAAGATGGTATGGGTGGCAAGATTTGCCATACCATCCCCGTCATCTTCAATTGGTACAACACACCGCAGGTTCGAGGGTTCCAAACGATCGGACCTTATCCAATCAATACGTTACTTCGCTGTTCTGGCTTGGGCTCTGCCTGTATTCTGATTCATCGCTCAGTCTTTGAGCGCATGCAGATTGAGCTAAAGGGACGCCACTGGTATGACCAGATTCGGATTGTCAATGACGGTAAACCGGAATGGATGGGTGAGGATCTTTCGTTCTGCGCTCGTGCTGGAAACCTAGATATTCCAATCTATGTCAACACTGCGGTCAAGACGACGCACTTCAAAGAGGTATGGGTTGGTGAGCGACAATTCTGGGAAGAGTGGATTCCTGAGCCGGCAGAAGAGGAAGTCGCTGTCTTGGTGCCAGTCATGCGGCGACCGTATAACGCAGAGCCGTTTATGCGATCGTTGCGAGCGTCAACGGGGCTCGCGCGGGCTTATGCAATCTATGACCGTGACGACCTCGAAACTGCTGCTGCCTGGAAAGCGGCCGGAGCCGAGATCATCGACATCAACGAGTATCGGGATCTCGATCGTCCGGGCCGATTCTCTGAGAAGGTGAACGTCGGCTACGAGCAGACGAATGAGGAATGGGTATTCATCTGCGGTGATGACGTGAGCTTTCATGCTGGCTGGCTTGACAGTGCGATGTCAGTAGTTCGAGATGACGTGCATGTCATTGGTACCAACGATCTTGGGAATCCTCGTGTCCTCATTGGTGACCATGCAACGCACCTGCTGATCCGGCGTGACTATATCAAGGCTCCGGGTGCGAGCTGGGGGAAGCCTGGCACGATTGCTTACGAGGGCTATCACCATTGGTTCGTCGATGACGAGATCGTGACTGCCGCGAAGCATCGTCACTGCTGGGCAATGGCGCTCGGGTCCGTAGTCGAGCACCTGCATCCTTATTGGGGCAAGGGAAAGCCGGATAAGGTCTACGAGCTTGGTAGTGATCATGCTGAGGATGACAAGAGGGAATTCGAGCGACGATGTCACAAATATCTTCCGTAAGGACGCCGATTTTAAGTATTCTTATCCCAACCATTGCGAGCAGGCGGTCGTTGCTCTCTCGACTGCTCTGGACGCTGGAACCGCAGCTCTGTCCCGAGGTCGAAGTGATTATCCATGCCTCGGAGAAGATCGGGATGGGCGCAAAGTTCAACGAGCTATTCGCAATGGCGAATGGTCGATACGGTGTCCTCATTGACGATGATGACAACGTCGTTTCCGATTACGTTGCTACGATTCTTGAAGAGACAGGCGAGGGAGATCCAGACTATATTGGCTACAAGGTTCTTTACACAGTGGACGGACGGTACCGCGAAGTGTACGTGAGTGATCCTCGTACTGCCGTTCACCAGCCGTATCGGCTGGACTTGATCTTGCGTCACGTCATGCACAAGTGTCCGATCCTCGTGGAAAAGGCTCGGGCACATAAGTTCGGTGATTCCTATGATGCTGACTATCATTGGGTTTCTGAGATGATCGCAGACGGGTACCCGCACAATCCAGTGGTCCTCGATCGGGTGCTGTACCACTATGACTACTGGCCGCAGTACACCGTGGGGATCAGTCCGAAGTGGGGACCGACACAGCGGGAAGTCGGGAATTGGCCATACAATCGGTCTCGGTTTACTTGGGTGCGTGAGTGATGGAGTTCAAAACTGACAAGGTGTATTGGGGATACGTGCCGACGTATGAGCGTATGGCTGCTGAGATTGGTCCTGCGGGACGAGTCTGTGAGCTGGGCGTGTTGCACGGTGACTCGTTGGATATGTGGTTGACCTTTTTCCCGAAGGGCATTGTTGTTGGGGTTGACCAGGAAGAGCAGTCTCGGTGGCCGGTGGGAACCTACAAGATTGTTTCTCTGCAAGATGACGAGCGCCTTGTTCCGGCACTGAAAGAATACGCCGAAGCGTACGATCTGATCGTCGATGATTGTTCGCACCAGGGTCACCTGACGAAAGCGTCATTCGATTTGTTGTGGCCGTTGGTTGCTCCCGGTGGGTGGTACGTCATCGAAGATTGGATGGTGGGATTACCGAGCTGGGGAAAGGAAGATAGTTACAATCTTCCGACACTCCATATGGCACAAGAATTTCTACTGCTGCTCGACCAGGATGCTAATTCTGGAGTCGAGGACATCACGTATCGCTGGGGCCAGATCATTCTCCGAAAGCAACGGTAATGCATACAGCAGCATTGGAATGGGTGCAGAAATTTGCCACCGATGAGAATATCACGATCCTCGATCTCGGTGGTCGTGATATCAACGGGACGCCGCGAGCGCTGTTCCCGAGGTCGGTCTACACAACCCTCGATATCCTTCCTGGAGAGAATGTGCATATCGTTGCGGATGCGGCAACGTGGGAGCCGACGAGACAGTGGGATATGGTGTTGGCAACCGAAGTCTTCGAGCATACACCGGCTTGGCCGCTCATCTGTAAAACAGCGTTCAAAGCATTGCGTCCGGGTGGAATGTTTGTGACCACGATGGCTGGGCCTGGTCGTGGTCCGCACTCTGGAGTTGACGGGGAGAATCTGAAAGAGGGCGAGCACTACCAGAATATCGAGCCGGAATGGTTACGGCTTGCACTCGAAGAGTGTGGGTTTGTCGAGATCGAGATCGAGCATTTGCAGGGAACGTATGCATGCGATGTTCGGGCCGTAGCGAGAAAGGCGAGTGAATGAGTATTCTGCCACCCAATCCTGAGCAGCAAGTGACGCAGCAGTGGAACATGCAATATGTTGATGTCGATATGTTCACTCGTGTTTGCATCGTACAGACAAGCATTTCAGGATTACAGGTGATTATGCAACTGACACCGGATGATGCTATTCGTGTCGGTAAGAAAATTACGGAATGCGGCGAACGAGCGAAGACAGACCTTGCACACGCGCAAGGAATCCCGGATGAGAAACCGGGTTCGTCCTAACGCTCCAACCCTGCTATTCTAGGCTCGGTGGATTGCCGGGCCTTTTGCTTGGGGGGTGAAGATAAATGCCTTTGGGTGATCGAGCAACGGCGAGGATTACGGCGTTGAGTGTCGGTAGTAATGGTGCGCAAGTTGAAGGACAGTATGTGTTGATCGCCGCGAACGGAGATGTAATTACCGAGAATGTTTGTTACGCCAACTTCAAAAGTCTTGATACTGTGACCGTAATTAAAGATGCGTTGGCTGCTAACATTCGTGACAACAATAAAGACCAAGAGATTGCGGTGGATTGGGTCTGATAAGAAGGTGGTCTAAATGGCAAGCCAAGGTTGGGTGAACCTTCTTGACCCGGCGCATCCCGCAGTCGGTGCGGTTATCGGAACGTTCACCACGTTTCGAGATGTCAGCCCGCTTCCGCTCCCAATTGTTGATCCGACAATGTTGCACGTCGGATCGGTCATTTATTTGGAAGCTGACGGCGAGTTTTCGACAACGGGTACTCCGACGTTGTCGATGGGATTCATGTGGAATGCTGCCGCTGGCGGTACAACGGGTACGGTGCTCGCGCAGTCGGCCGCAATCACTACGGGTACGGCAACAGCTTGGCCAGTTCATGTTACCTATCGCGGAAAGGTTGTAAACATTGGTGCTACGGGATCAATTGTTGGGCAGGGCCATTTCGATCTTGGTACGTCGCTGACTCGGTATCAGACGACAGGGCCGGAGCCGATCCCGAGCACGCAGGCGCTTCGCACGGTGACGATTGACACGACTGCGTCAAGGTTGCTTGCGGTCTGTGCTGCGTACGGAACATCGAACGCGTTGAATACGGTCAAGATCAACAACTTTGTTGCTCTTCTATTGAACTAACTAGGGGGCCTGCGTGCCTACGCTAATCGCCTCCTATTTCCTGCAACAGGGAAATAATAGCAATACGATGACCACGCCGACGTTCACGCCGGCCGTTGGCGAGGTCATCGTGGTCAAGGCGCAGGGCAGTCATGGCGATGGCACCAACTTCGCTGGGCCAACTGATAGCGGTTCGGTCATCTTCTTTACCCAACGTCAGCTTGATGATGCTCTTAGCCGTGATCGAATTGGCCTATGGACGGCTGTGGTATCCGACTCGGCTGCTGGCATCTCGAACAATATTTCGCTGACTGCGCCGGCTGCTGGTACTGGTACTAATGGTCGTTCGATGGTGGTAGAACGCTGGGCGAACGCTCGGCTTGCAGCCACTCCAGCGACGGCCCTTACGAGTGTGGCCGGCACGGCGCCATCGACCACACTGACGACGGTTGGCGTCAACTCGGTCGTGTCGTGGGTTAATACCGACTGGAACGCGGTCGATGGTGCCTCGCGTGCGTACCGTACAACCTCGGCAGTGCCAGTCGAAGAGGGCTACGATTTCATTGCGGCTGACCATACGGGCGAGTTCGCGTATCAGGTTGCTGTAGCTCCCGGCTCGCAAACGCTTGGGCTTACAGCGCCCGGTGCTGAAAACTGGTCACTGGCGAGCATTGAAATTCTCGATAATCCTCCGATTGGTTTCCGGACCCGTCATCTTTGGCCAGGCAAGGGACCATTTCGGCCGAAGCGATTTCGTATCACCAGGATTCACGATGATCTTCCGGTTACGGCTGCGGCACCGGTAATTTACGTACCAGATTGGATTCTCCAGCACAGTGATGGCCGGCGTCGAATCTCGATCACACGACGCGGAGAGTTCTTCTGGCCAGGGCAGAATTTCCCGCCGTGTCCGTGGGTGCCACCGATCATTCAGCAGCCGCAGGCGAGAAACCGATTCCCGAACATTCGGCGCGGTCGGTTCTTCTTTACCTCGCCTCCGGTTGTTGCGGCAGTTGTGACGGTGCCGCCACAATTCTTGACACGCAGGCGTCAATCGCTTGGCCCTGCTCGGCGTGGTCGGTTCTTCTCCACTGGCCCGACAATCTCGGTACCGCCAAAGCTCTTGACACAGCGGCGTCAAAGTTTGCGTGTTCCTCGGCGCGGCGTGATCTTCCCGGTCGTGTCGGTCGTGGTCACTGCTCCAACGGCAGTCTGGGAACCGAACCTGATTGCGCCGGCACAGCGCCGGCTCATGCTGCGTCCGAGGCGTGGACAGTTCCTCTTCCCTGGCCAGAATTTCCCGCCTGGTGTGTGGGAACCAAACCTGATTCAGCAGGCGCAGCAGCACCGGACGTTGATGATCCGGCGCGGCCGGTTCTTCCCGTTCCCGCTTGCAGTCACAGCAGCGCCGGTTGTCACGGTCCCGCCGCAATTTTTGACACGGCGTCGTCAATCGTTTGTGGCGCAACGACGCGGGCATTTCTTCCCGGCTGTGCCCGTGGTCGTCGCGGTGGTTGTGACCACACCGCCATCATTTATGACACGGCGTCGCCAACCGTTGATGGCACAGCGGCGTGGCCGATTCTTCGAGCGGCTGATTCCTCCGGCCGTCTGTCCGACAATGATCGCGCGGAAGCGTGCGGGATTGCCGCCGTCACGGCGCGGCCGGTATTTCTGGCACGGGCAGAACTTCCCAGCGATGCCGCCGATCGTGCATCGTATCCGGCGCGTGTACCGTCCGGGTCTCCCGCAAGCTCGATTCCGTAACCGGTTCTACGGGCCGTGGTGGATTGTTATTGCACCACCGTCTGAGGTCTGGGCGACTGGTCGTGTGGTGCAGGGAGGGGTTGCTGGCTCGGGCTCGACCTCCGGTCCGACGGGCTCGGTCGATCCGAGCGGGACCGCTGGACATGGCAACATCGGAGACTCTGAGCATGGGAAAGTTACAGAGGAACACGTTGAGGGGAGCGTGAAACTCCATTGAGCAGTAGAACGTATGACGTTGGCGATAAGGCTAAGCTCGATTATGAGCTGCGTGACGCAAACAACGCGCTCACTGACGCAACTGTCAATTTCAGCAGCACCAAGCCGGACGGGAGTGCTGGGCCTAGTGGTGCTGCGTTTGACGAGCCGGGCGTTGGAGAGTATTCCTTTACGTTTGTTGTTGATCAGCCGGGACTCTGGTTGTATAAGTTTACGTCGTCTGTGGCAGCAGTCGAAGTCACGGATGGAATCCTCTTTGCTCGGCCGGACGCAACTGCCAACGTCTATGTCACGATGGCTGAGATGAAGGGATCAATGGGGCTTGACCAAAGCGACACGCAAGATGACGAGGATATTCTTGACGGTATTCTCTCCGCTTCACGGTGGATTGATGGTTATACGGAACGTCATTTCTTTAGGATGACGGACACTCGAACAGTAGTGGCGAACGATCGCTATTGTTTGGAGCTTGGGCCTTTTATAGACCTTCTGTCAATCACCAATATCAAGACGGATGAGAATGCAGATGGCACTTTTGAAACCTCTTGGTCAGCGTCCGACTACCAGCTCCTCACTGAGGACGGTACGCCAAATATTAATGCAGCGCCGGAATCCAAACCGTACACGGAAATCAAAGCGGTAGGGACTCGATTGTTTCCGGTGACATACACGCCACTACGGCGAACGAACCTTGTGCAAATTGAGGGTGTCTGGGGTTGGCCGATGATCCCGGATGCAGTACGTCGCGCATCCCGACTCCTAGCTGTCGAGCACTTCAAGCTCAAGGATGCACCGTTCGGAGCAAGCGGAATTGCCGATCTCGGGATTGTTCGCATTCGACAGAATCCCAAGGCTAGGGAATTGCTCCAGCCCTATCGGAAGTACAGTGTCTTCGTATTGTGAGGTAGATCATGGCAGGTAAACCGGCACCAACCAAGCCTTCAACATACGAGCGCCCGCCTCGTCCGGGCAGCCAGCCGCCCAATCCAACCATCAAGGAATATCCGCCTCAGCGGATACCACCGCCCAAGAAAGGAAAGTAATTGACTGCATCTGTGAAGGCGATTCGGTTGGCTCTTAAGGATAAGGTCAACAATGTTCCTGGCCTGCGCGGCTCGGACGTGGTTGTTTCCACGGAGCCACCGGTCGGTGTCGTGCGAGTGGAATCGCTCGAATATGATTCGAGTTTCCAGGGGGGCTCGCACGACCCGGTCTTCGTTGTTCTCGTGCTCGTCAATCCAGTGGTCGATCGGGCTGCTCAAAACAAGCTGGACGACTTCATGGACCCGGAGAGTACGACCTCGGTGAAGGCTGCAATCGAGGCTGATCAAACGCTGAATGGCACGGTCGATTTCGCAGTGGTGCGAAGGGTCCGAAACTCGGGCCTCGTCAATTACTTCGGCGTCGATTATCTCGGAGCCGAGTTCGTTGTGGAGACAGGGATCGAATAATGTCAGTTTACTTCCAGCTTATCGAGCATCCCGGTGGGGAACGATTTACTTACGTGGTGTTTGATCACAATAACAATGACGTGATTTCAAGAGCAGAGTTGCAATGGTTTATGCAACGTGCAGATGGACGAATCGAGATCAGGGAGATTGGGGAGGATTCGCATAGGATTCTGCTTATGGCTGAGACTAAGCGGTGGTCTGCTTGAGAGTTCTGATTGCGCATCCTGGGCCAGGCTACAGTGTGGCCGATGTTTTCAACGGCTGGAAAGAAGCTCTCGAAGACTTGGGCTGCAATGTCTATGTCTTCAATTTTGATGAGCGCATGTGCTTCTATGACAACGCCTATCTACTCAAGGATGACAAAAAGTTTCACAAGGCGTTGACGAACGAGGATGCCGCGAAACTCGCTATGAATGGATTGGCTGCTGGACTCTACAAGATCCGGCCACACATTCTGCTCTCTGTCTTCTCACTGTTCAATGATTTGCAAACGGTCGATATGGCTCGGCAGTATGGAACCAAAGTTGTGTGGTTGCATACCGAGTCACCATACGAGGATGGACGCCAGCTTGAGTTGGCACCGCATGCAGACCTGAATCTGATCAACGATCCGACGAATCTGAAACTGTTTCAGGACATCACGCCAGCAGAGTATGTGCCGCACTCGTACCGACCGTCCGTGCATTACCCGCCAACGGATGCAGACCGTGACGGACCCGATCTCTTCTGGTCTGGTACCGCATTCCCAAGCAGGCAGGAGTTTCTAGAGAAGATGGACTTCGAGGGCCTGGATGTAAAGCTCGCTGGCAATTGGGCTTCCATTCTGGGATACGAGGAAGAGTCTCCGCTCGCACGGTATCTCGTGAATCCTCCGGCTGACTGTATGCACAACGACGAGACGGCCGAATGGTATCGGCACTCGAAGTGCGGCATCAACTTCTATCGGCGCGAGGCTGAGGAAGCGCATATGGGCTCGGGCTGGAGTGCCGGCCCGCGA